TGGAGGCGATCCAGAGGGCCAGCATACGATACACCCGGAAGACGGAAGACAAACGCCCAGGCGGTCCAGTATGCCAGGCGTCTTATGAAGCCCTTTCTGTTCTTCAAACGCAGCCCATCGGCGGAGGCATATTCGGACAAATTTTGAAAGATTTCCTACACGGCTGGCAATCTCAGCGTCAGCGACCTCAATTGAAACGCTCTTGATGACCCAGTTCTTTTTCATGACGGGACCTCGCTTAATTTGTGTGTGATCCCTTTTCGCGTGATGTAGCATTGTTGATTTTGAATTGCTGCCACAGCTTCAAAGTCAGGACAAACGAACTCGATCTTACAGAATGTGCAACGCAATTTCAAGAATAATCCCCCAGGTTATGATTTGCTTTTCTCCAGAGTGAAACTAGAGTGTCGTTATGATTCGCTCCATGATTGACCACCATTACTCTGATGAGGTCGAAATGCCCCTTATGGCGGCTCGTGTTATAGCCGAACTTGAGAAGATAACCCCCCGGCTTCAGTACTCGCTCGACCTCGCACATTTGATCCTTAACCGCTCCTGGTGTAGTGTAAATATTCGCGGTGCCGTGTTCATATCGCTTCGCTTGATATTCTGAAAAGGGCGGATCGAAAATAACCGCGTCGAAGGCTGAACTTTCAAGACTGCATAGAAAATCAAGCGCGTCAAGGTGAAACTTTGCCTCTGTATTTGGGTCAATATCATTTGTATGAGGTCCAGCGATGCGGCAATTTCTCGCGTATGGGTCGGCAATTTGAAGACCGTTTGAGGACAACCCGAGAGGGCTTTCAAACATTCTAGGATATAGATCATTCATAGCCCGACGAAAATAATTTGTTTGATGCGTATCAAGATCAAGGTTCCCTTGAACTCTGATAAATTCGGTCATGATCTTCTCCGCCTGATTACTCCGGGGAGCATCAGAGCCACCCCGACTCTTTACAAATCATAATTATTTCTTCTTCATTTCCACACTTAGGGCAGCACCAAACATTAGACCCGCGACCCATGAGAGGGTATGACTTCTTTCTTTCTCCGCATTCACAGACTCGCCGGTATTTTCTAGCCTCTTTGAGCCACTCCGGGGAACCGACCTTCACTGGATTACTCATAATATCCAGGCCTCCCGATAGCGTGTAAAATGGATGGGGCTGGATTATTGTTGACGGTCGTAATCATGTCGTCTATTTCATCGGGTGTCGACACCGCGCAGTTGGATGATCGGCCAGTATGAGAGAGCATAGCCAGCTTCACCATACCCAGGCTTTCTCCTACGTACTCGATCCCACACTTAGGACAGGTGGCGCTAAACTTCCAGTCGGCGCGTGAAGAAGAGAAGGGCCGCATCAGTACTTCACCTCATTTTCAATTGCTTGCTTGAGGGTATTCAAGGTTTGAGTGAGGAGGTATAGTCCCTTTGGCGTGACTTCAGGATCATAGGCAAACTTTCCGTCCTCCCACCAGAAGGCTTCTTCAGTTAAGCATGATAACGCCTCGTCTATCTCTTTCGTCAGAGAATTAGCCTGGCGCACTCTGTCTTCATTCGTCTTCTGGTATGGGTTCGCTCTATTGGGTCGCATAAAGGAGCCTGGGCTGCTCCCCTACTTAATAATTGCTAAAATAGGCTCTCCTTTTCTTTATTTTATTATTTATTATTGAGTTATCTAGTCTAAGAGAGAGAGAGAGAGGAGCGATATGATCGAAAAATAGGTTTAAGGGCCGGGTTGGGGTCCGTTTAGGATATGGATTGGCTCCCCGTAGTAGCGGTATTGGTCCTGGTGCAGTCTTTTTTAATGGTTTTATGCTTCGTAATCATGAATAATCGAGTCCAGATTGCACTCGTGACCCTGGATGCAAAGATTGCCGGGGCAATTGGCAAAGTTATAGCCGAGGGAATGCCACAAATTGAACAAATTAACCCTATCCAGGCAGCACTCGCTCAAATGCTGGCAGGATCAACAGCTTCCAGACCGAAACCCCCGTTAGAAGTACTCAAAGACGAGTCCGGTAAATTCGCCGGATAGGTTATTACCGAGGTTTCGCCCAGGTGGGCCGTATGGCGAAGAAGAATGCCCGCAGGCGACCAAGAAAGACCTGGTCGATCTTGAACGCTTTGGAAGCCACAATTTACGGCGAGATCCTCATGCGAGGAACCACCGGATCAGGAATAATTTCCTTTTTCACTGGCGAAGGCGACATTGGATATGGAGCCGGTGAAACTATTGGCGGCATTAATATCCCCGGTGAAGCTGTCGGAGTCGGTGAAATTTCACTTACGGATATGATGCAAAACCCGAGTCTGGCAATAGCAACCATTGCCTCAAATTTCAAAAACAACCTTTTGCCAATGAGCCTCGCAGCTTTCACGACCTCGATTTCGTTTAGGATCGGACGCCGACTTTTACGCGCTCCACTTTCAAGTATAAACCGAAATCTCGTAAAACCTGTTTTAGGTGCTGGAATCCGTCTGTAAAATGGTGATGAAAAATGGCAAATGTAAATTGTTATGGGACCGTAATATCACAACGATTTGGGGTCGTCCCTCTTCACAACTCAGCAACTACCGAGGCGACTCAGGATGAGGTGCTCACTGATCCCGATTTTGTGGGCGCAGCCCAGGTTTTTGGAACTTTTGCGACACAGCAGCATGGAAATTTCGTTGCGAATCGTGCGGGCCTTCAATGTGAAAATGACTTCGTATATGCATTTGTGATGAGTGCCGGAAAAATAAAATTAGGACTCCCAATCGGCGGTGGCGCAGGGACTTCCGGCGGGAACTGCGGCCTTCCGGCCAGCTTGCCATATCCGAAGTCAATAGCAAGCGGCGACTCCGTCCAGGTGCTAGTTAATGCAGCCGCTACCAGAACCGCCGCAGTAACGGTGGCTTGCAGTTCAGGCGAATACCATGTATTTTCAAAGACTGTATCGGGGGCCGGAGAACAGGAATTAGTCAGCATCCTCGACGGAACTTCATCTCTAGGGCTCACACTCCAGGGGAGAACAATCACGCATTGGTTCGCTATGCCTGGCGCGAATGACGCCGAGGCAGAATCTCCCGTCTATGTCCTCGACGGATCGGGGGTTCCTATCGGTTCTGTGGGCTTCACGGCTTCTGCTGGTGATTGCGCTGCAACGTATCAACCATGCAGAATAAACGTGGCCCTGAACTCAAGAATGGTGTTCAGGACGGATGCTTAGTGCCAATCTCTAAGAGGGCAAAAGCCCGCCTTAAGATAATGTCTGCAAGTGAGAAGGCTGCAGTCAAGAAAGCTGCCAAACTGCTTTTCGATACCGAGCTGATGGGCGTGAAGCGTATGCGTGAAGTCGTTCGCTGGGCCGAGAAGCGGTGATCTAATGGGCACACGCGTTCAATGGCAGGGAACTGTCCCTGCGGGTGCTGATGCCACGAAGAACTTCGTGATCGGTTCTGTGCCGGAAGGAAAGAAATTATTCGTGTCTGCTGCGTCTTTCTATGGCGGCGACGGGGGCGAGCGGTATGGAATCAATCTCATACCCGCATCTCAACTCGTGGATAATGTGACCGTTGATGCTGATACGGGTGGCATCCAATGGTACTACCCTCTAGGCGGCGGAACACAGACCGTGAATACCCCCCTGAGTATCTTGGCAGCAAACACGAGTAGCGTCAATCCAATCCCTGGCCCTTGCACGATAGCTGTTTCAACCGTGACCGCTAGTGCGGCGAAGTTAGTCGTGAATATGCTAGGCATCCTTGAGGACTTGTGATGATAGATGCCACGTTCCAAGCCATCTAAGGTTGAAACGGTTCGGTTTGAACTGGGATCATGGGAACGAACCCATCTAGCACCCGTCATGCACGCTCAAGCCCTAGATAAATATTCAGAGGCATTGGGGTATCTCCTGGACTGGCAAAAGTTGTATCTTGGGATTACACTGATCGAGGTGGCCACTGGCCTTGAGATTCTCTGGGGTACTCCTAATGATCTTCCCGACCTCATAAGCCAGGTGCGCGATTGGTGGCGGGTGAACAAAGACGCCTACGGGGACGAAGGGTTGTGGGGTTATCTGGGCCTGGGCCGAACTCCTCAGACGCCAGAAGAAGAAGCCCGCATTCTCGCCCAAGCTGAAGTGTGGGCGAATGCGTTCGGGGTCACGACCTCGGGTGATCCTTACACGCCCACTGATTCACCCGCATCGACCGCTGAATTATGGGCTCAGGCATTCGGCGTCACCCTGCCATAAAACCGTCATCGCAAGTGTGGGGTAAAAGGCTCATTTCTTCAGAAGTTGAACGATTCGACTTATAATAGAACGAGATTTCTTCGGGGATCGGTCCCGAGAAGACGGTTCATTTCCTTTTGACTCGATCAGGCTAATCGGAAAAACCTCTGGAATTTGAGCCCGGAGGAGTTCTAGATCCCCCACCTCGGGCCCGGTGTATACTGTGGCTGCCGTCGTGTCTGGGTTGATACCCATATATTGCGCCCAGGCTGCGTCTGGAGGCGATCCAGAGGGCCAGCTCTTCCTCT